GAATCTGGGAATGTAGCAAACCCAATGATGTATAGAGGGTTAGACCCGTTCTACCTCGGCTCAAAGATTCCCGGTGCCTGTAAAGGACTGAACGGATATCCACGCAAGGTTCAGGTTGACCCGCGTCTGAAAGCAAGGGACGATGTCTGCATCATGATGGAGGCAATGGTTAAAGACCACTTCACGTATCACGATACCCGTTTGTATTTCATCAATGGCGAAGTAGAAGCCGGGAAAGGTGGCAACCAACTCACCAAAACAAACACGTCATGGGAGAATGATGTGGCAGTCCTGAATGGTAAGTATGGCAACATGATAGAGATAGTCCAAGGGAAGGGCTGGGCGAAGAAGCAGGAAGTCATCAGTTGTAAGGTTGCAACCAAGAATGACAAGGTAAAAATGCTGTTTAGGTAGGGAGGTTTTAGATTGTGACGGAAAAAACGAAAGGGAAAATAATTTCCGCAGAAATGGACCAACGAATCAATTACGTGGCTATGTTGATTTTAAAGGGCATTTCGAGCCGATACGAGATACTGCAAATAGCCTCGAAACTCGACTGGAAGGTTTCCAATAGGCAAATAGACACGTATATGGCTCGCGCTAGGATGATGATTCAGGATCTGGCACGGGAAGATCGGGAGTTCGAACTGGCGAAATCCCTTGGACGGCACGACCTGTTGTTCAACAAATCGCTCCACCAAAACGACTACAGAACGGCCTTGGAAATAGAAAAGTCCCGAGCGAAAATCGTTGGATTGGAAATTGTGCATGTTGAAGTGAAGTCTGATAATAAGAATCATAACTTCAGTCCGGATTTAGCACCGATCTACGGATCAGAGGCATTCATTGATTACACAAGAAAACTCCGAAATGAACTTTCAACTGGCAAATCCGATGGCGTCACCAGCAGTGTGGGCGAACACGGTAAGTCAGGGTAAGTTCACCCTGCCAAGGCACATTCAGTTTCTGGACGACGTCTTACTGAAGGCGGTAGGGCTTGGAAATCAATTTTTAATGATTACGATGCCCCCGAGACATGGGAAAAGCCAATTCCTTTCTGAATATTTCCCTGCATGGTTTGTGGGAAACTTCCCCGATAAGAGGGTAATCCTCACCAGTTACGAAGCCGACTTCGCCGCACAGTGGGGCCGGAAAGCAAGATTCCTGTTGGAAACGTACGGTCACACCTTCCCCTCGCCAATACGGTTATCGCCATGCTCTGCAGCAGCCTCACGATGGGATATCGCAGGGCACACAGGCGGGATGCAGACGTCCGGTGCAGGAGGAGCGATTACGGGCAAGGGTGGGCACCTGATTATTATCGACGACCCAATCAAGAACAGCGATGACGCAATGTCTGACCGTTCGCGTGAGAAGTTAATGGAATGGTATGCGTCCACCCTGTACACCCGCCGAGAGCCCGGGGCAATAGTAATTCTTATTCAGACCCGCTGGCACATGGACGACCTTGCGGGGAAACTGATTAAGCAGATGGAAGCCGGCGGGGATACGTGGACGGTTGTTGACTTCCCTGCAATTGCAGAAACAGATGACGTTATCGGCAGGAAGCCGGGGGAACCGTTATGGGAAGACCGTTTCCCGTTAACAGAGTTAACAAAGATTAAGATGACGCAGGGTTCGTACTGGTGGAATGCCCTGTATCAGCAGCACCCCATTCCTCCCGGTGGGCAGATATTCCGCACTGAATGGTTTAAGGTAGTAGAGGATTTCCCACACGACTGCAAGAAGTGTCGGTTCTGGGATATGGCAGCAACGAAAGACGGCGGGGATTATACCGTTGGGGGATTGGTGGGGCTATCGAAAGAAGGGCAGATATTCATCCTCGACGTCCAGCGTGGGCAGCTATCGCCTTACGAAACGGAATCCATGATTGGCAATACAGCAGGGGTAGACGGACGGGACGTTAAGATCAGGATTGAGAAGGAAGGCGGCTCTGCAGGGAAAACCCTGATGGACCAGTACGCCAGGAAACTGTTACTCGGCTATGACTTTAAAGGGGAAGTCCCGTCAGGGTCGAAAGAAAGCAGGGCAAACCCTCTGGCAGCAGCCGCTGAAGCGGGAAACGTCTATCTCGTCCGAGCTCCGTGGAACCGTGCAATGCTCGATGAGTTCACGAATTTCCCTCATGGATCCAACGATGACCAAGTAGATGCTATATCGGGTGCCTTCAATGTGTTAGTAACGACCCGCGCCAGACCGAAATTCAGAGCAGTGAGTAGTTGAAATGACCGCAAAACCATTCTGTTACGTTACCAAGGAAGGGAAGACTGTGAGCCAGTTGATTCTCGACCAGTATGCCTTCAAGTCAAAGGAGGGAGAGTCGAACGCCATTACACCCGACCAGTTTTCGGGCACGTATGGGCAGTATGGTCTTTTAGAACCCCTGTACAACGCAACCATGCTCGCACGGCTCCCTGAAGTGAACACATTCCATATGCGATGCATCAATACAAAAGCCAGGGATATTGCAGGGCTTGGATGGGACCTCACGCCAACGAAGGAGAAACCCGCTGAAAGCCAGAAGGAAGTATTGGAAGAATTCTTTTCAGGGATGTACCCCACCCTGTCGATGATTCTTGATAACGTCACCCGCGACCTGGAAACGATAGGGTACGGGGTAATGGAAATCGTCAGGGAGTCTGCAAAGCCAGATGGGAAACCAGTACTGCTTGCACATATCCCGGCTCATTACGTCAGGGTGCATAAGTCTGGCAATAAGTATATGCAGCAACGCCTCACGAAGAAAGTCTGGTTTAAGAAAGCAAGTTACGCAATGGACGTTGACTTCGAAACGGGGATGGAAACAGAACTGGGCACACTGCCTGCAGAAAGACGGGCAACTGAAATTATATGGTTTGCCAATTACTGCCCGAGAGCAGATTTCTACGGGGCACCAGATATCATCCCGGCACTGGGAGCACTGGTAGGGGATATCGCCAGGAGAGATTACAACGCTTCGTTCTTCACCAACTTTGGGGTGCCGGCTTACGCATGTTTCATCACAGGGAATTTCGACCCCGGTGAAATAGGATCCGATGGGAAGACCGCACTGGAAACAACCATCGGGGAGCACTTCGACGAACTGAACAAGAACCCGCACAGCACCCTGATTCTATCCCTGCCAACGTCTGGTGACGGAGATGTGAAGATTGACATCAAGCCACTGTCTGTCGATGCGAAGGAAGCCAGTTTCAGACTCTACCGTAAGGACAACCGTGATGAGATCATGGCAGCACACGGTGTCCCGTCTTACCGTATTGGAATTACCGAGGGTGGAAGTCTGGGTGGCGGTACTGCGCTCGAGTCCACCGAAATTTACAAACGGTCGGTTATCGAACCCAGGCAGGAGATCATCGAAGCAGTCATCAACAAATATATCGTTTTAGATGGGTTTGGAATTACCGATTACATCTTCGAGTTAGCCGATATCGACACCACGGATGAAGCACACGACCTTGAGATGGTCTTGAAATTATTCGGCGTTGGCGCAATCACTCCAAACCAGATTATCGAAATGTTTGCAGAACAGTATGGGCTTGAGAAGGGCGATGACCCCACGATGGACTTGCACTACATTGGCAACAGCCCAATCGACGGGGAGCAGCCAGACCCGATGGCTGGGTTACTGGACCCTGCTACGTTATTGCCAATCGGACAAGAATCTCTCGGTGAAGTTCCAATTCCAGCAGTGGAAACGCCTCCGATTGAAACGGGAGTTCTACCTCCTGCGGTTGAGAAGGCTCTCCGTTCGTTGCAGAACAAGTTATTGAAAATCGCGGTTAAGGAGATGAATTAAAAATGACAACCATCTGTAATTGTTCCATGCCTGCATCAGCGTGTAAGTACTGCTCGAATAACACCGATGCAAGGTCGAATCGCCTGTATGGAATTGCGAATTTCGACAGCAAGACCTACGGCTCTGGAACGGCGGGAGCGACAGGTTACGGATATGGAATTACGTATACGGTTCCTCCACCCCTATACAACCCGTCTGACGTCGCCTTCAAGCATGACCCGTGGCACAAACGGTCTGAAGGAATGATCTGTAAGACCTGCATGTGGAACGCCGCCAAGAAGGGTAAGGTGGGAAGATGCAGAAGACACGCACCCACGATGGGTGGATATCCTGTTGTATACGAGAATGACTGGTGTGGCGACCACAAGGTAGACGAAAACAAGCAGGGCTGACCCATGCCTCTCTACCGGACACGCCCGACGGTTGTTGACGCAATTCAGATTACCCATAAAACCACCATCTCACCGAAGGTTGGCGATGCCCTTACAGGATGTCCCGGCGACTGGCTGATCACCGAAACAGAAGGACAACAGTATTTCTGTCACGACGGGATCTTCCAAGCAACTTACGTCGAGCAGGATACGCAATACGAAGACGCACCCGTTGGAGAAATCCCATACGACCCTCTTGCGGTGAACTTCGACGACTGCGATTTCT